TACCTAGGCGAAGGTAAGACGCCCCTCCAATAAGACCAACGGTAACGTGCCACCGGGTGAGGGAGTGGATATATCTTGCTATACGGACCGCGAGAGGTCACGCAAGAATATCCTTTGGGCTAGTCTAGGCTCTACCCATCTACTCTTTTATTATGAACCTTTAATAAGAGTTAAAATAATGTCAAAATTTTACAGTCCTAGAGATTATGATACCATAGGTTTTGGTAACAACAGAAGACACGTGCCAATTTCAGATGCAGAAAAACGCAAACGAGCAGGAATTGGAAAAGCTAATAAAAAGGTTAAGGAACATTTCAACAAGAATTGGGACAAAGACTTGTGGGATTGATGAGTATATACGAAATGTGTAGAGCAATAGGATGTCCTATTGATCTACTTGGAAATAGGCTGTGAAGGACGTGTATGATAAGGAATTTTATAACAAATATGGATGGGTTAGTTGTTTTGAATGTGATGAAATATTTATTGATCTGAATGAACTTGCTGACCATCAAGAAAAACATCTAATAGAGGAAAATGTACCAGTATACAGCAAAATTGAAAAGAGTGGTTGACGGAGATACTGTCGATGCCTACATAGATTTAGGATTTAATGTTCACGTTGATAAACGAATAAGATTTCAGGGTATTGATACTCCTGAATCACGCACCCGAGACCTCGAAGAAAAGAGATATGGTCTTGGTGCAAAATACCGATTGATAGAAATGCTAGAAGAAAACGACAATGAATTTATTCTTAAATCTCACGGTACAGGTAAGTATGGACGTGTACTCGGAGAGTTATTTCATCATTCAGAAGATGATTACAGTATTAATCAAATGCTAATAGATGAAGGACACGCAGTAGCATACTTCGGTGGATCTAAACAAGAAGTCAAGGACGCATTATTGGAAGCACGTAAACTATCAAAAGAATATGTAGAAAATCACATAGAACCACTTTAGTGGTTAAATTGAATTGAGAATTATATTATGAAAGATACTGTTATATTAGATATTGAGACTCTTGGAAGTGTCAATAATTGTGTAGTATTATCAGTTGGTATGGTCGCAGTAGACTCTACCAAAGATTATACATTCAAAGAATTAATCGATAATGGCTATTATGCCAAACTCGATGTCAAGAGTCAAGTCGATGCTGGAAGAAAAATCTACAAAGATACTCTTGAATGGTGGGGACAGCAAGGTGAAGCCGCACAACATATTCTGAAACCCTCTCCCAAAGATATGCACTGGTCGAAGTTGCGAGAAAATATGATTTCGTGGCTGACCGAACAAGGTGTAGATACTCATACAGTAAAAGCCTATTCACGAGGTTCCCACTTCGATTTTGGTATTTTACACGACCTCTTTCGCATTACAGAAGGTTGCGAACCAACCGAACTCCCCTGGCGTTTCTGGAATATCCACGATTCAAAAACAGTTGTATTAACATTACTCGGTCGAGATGTCTGGGATATGGGCGTAGAACCTGAAGGATTTATTCATCACGATTGTTTACACGATTCCGCTAGGGAATATTTAACAATACAAAAAGCACTTTATACATTTCAAGATACAATTGGACCATCTGAAGACATTCCTTTCTAATGAGGAAAATAATCAATAAATTAACAGATTTCGTTAAGATATATGATAATGTTATAACAGACGAATTTTGTGTAAAAATTATAAATGCCTTTGATGCGGATGGAGAATTTCATATTGATTCGACAATAGGCGCTCTAGAAGGCACAGACAATGTGTATCGTAGTGCTATTGAAATGAACTGTACAAAACGTGCCGATAAATCTGCTGAATGGGGTGCCATAATGAGTATATTGAATAGACACGCCTCCAATTCATTTCGACAATATTGTAATGATTTAATAGAAGATGGATTTTCTGCGGAACTATTATTCAGTACGGTAACTCTTGAACAATGGAGAATGCATCGATATGATCCAGGTAAACATTATTATAAAGAACACATCGACTCTATTGAATTTAATACGTCCAGACGGATGCTTGTGTTGATGTATTATCTCAATACTGTAAAAGAAGGAGGAGAAACTTCCTTTGATACGATTGGAATACAAGTAAAACCCAGAGAAGGCAGACTAGTAATTGCTCCGACCTGGTTTGGTTATCCCCATTCTGGTGATATGCCTATAAGTAATACAAAGTATATGATTAAAACATATTTACATTATCCAGGAGATGCTTAAATGGCGATAACTGAATTAAAAATATTAAAGTATGAATGTAGGAAATGTTTACATAATTGGACGATGCTCAATCCGGGTAAAGATTCAAGAAGTTTAGAAGACAATGGATATTTTTGTCCTTATTGCGGCAAACACTCATCTAATGATGTGACTTTGCCTTATGTAGAAGATAACTACAGAAGAGATGAGATGGATGAAGCAACTCGAATGCCGATGCAAGCACCAATTATAGTACAGAAAAAGACAGACAAGCAACTGAAAGCAGAAGATAAAATAACACACCTAAGATGTACTGACGGAGGATGGTGGAATCCAATTACAAAAGAATGTCAAGGTGAAGGAGTTGGTCATAATTTAGAACTTGACAATGACTCCGATTCCTAGTATAATATATGTATTATGAGATTTTACACTTATGTTGGTACTCTTAGCAATAAGGTTCTTGTTCGAGGCGTGAATGCCGAAACAGGTAATGACTTCATTAGACGAGAAAACTTTCAGCCTACGATGTTTGTTGAAGGTAAGAAGGGAGAGACTTCCTTTCGCACGTTGAATGACAAGCCTGTGTATAAGATATCGCCTGGGAATATCAAAGAAACCCGAGAGTTTATCAGACAATATGAAAATGTTGAAGGATTTGGTATTCACGGTAATGACAATTTCGCACTTCAATACACCTGTAAAGAATGGAAAGGAGATGTTGATTACGATATCTCCAAAATTCGCATTTGGAATTTAGATATTGAAGTCGAATCCGAAAAGGGATTTCCACAGCCTGATAAAGCAATGGCGGTAGTTAATGCTATCACCGTATATGATTCTATTGAAGATATCTATTTTACTTGGGGTCTTGGACCTTGGGAGAATCATCGAGATGATATTCGATGTGAGTATTTTCAGATGGATACCGAAGAGGAATTGCTTCAGCATTTCCTCGAGTTATATCAAAGATCCCCACCACATATTTTAACAGGATGGAATATTGAGCATTTCGATATTCCATATTTGATTAATCGACTATCTAGACTGTTTGGTCAGAAAGAAACTAAGAGACTTTCCCCATTTGGTTGGATTAAAGAACGAACAGTCACCCAGAAGTATTTCAAAGAATCTGTAGTATACGATATTTATGGTGTTGCTACTATGGATTATATGCGACTTTATAAGAAATTTGCGGTCGGAGGAATTGCTGAATCATATCGATTAAATCATATTGCCCAAGTTGAATTAGGTGAGCGTAAGATTTCATACGAAGAAGCTGGTTCATTATTCAAACTTGCCCGAACAGATCATCAAAAGTTTATTGACTATAATATCAAAGATGTTGAATTGGTTCAACGTATCGATGATAAGTTGAAACTGATTGATTTGGGTATAACAATGGCGTATGATGCGAAAGTTAATTTTGTTGATGTATTCGGTACTGTTAATATCTGGGATGCGATTATCTACGATCATTTGAGAAAGAAGGATATAGTAGGTCCTATAAAAACATCTCATTCAAAAGAACGAACTTTCTCGGGAGCATACGTTAAAGAACCAATCGCTGGTTTTCACGATTGGGTAGTATCGTTTGATTTGAATTCTCTATATCCGCATTTGATTATGCAATACAATATCAGTCCAGAGACCATCGTCGGTCATAACTCTGATGTTGATATAGATAACCTATTGAACAAAGAAGCAGATTTATCCGAAATACACAAGAAGAAATATACTGTTACTCCTAATGGAACGATGTATCGAAAAGATAAACGAGGATTTCTTCCGACTTTAATGGAAGAAATTTATGCTGACCGTGTAGTTTATAAGAAGAAGATGCTTGATGCTCAACAACGAAAAGAAGAGGGAGAAGATACAGAAAACGAGATATCTAAGTATCTCAATATTCAGATGGCTAAAAAGATTCAGTTGAATTCTGCTTATGGAGCACTTGGTAATCAATGGTTCAGATACTATGATTTACGCAATTCTGAGGCTGTTACTACTGGAGGTCAATTAGCAATTCGATGGATTGAAAAAGCCTTGAATGATTACCTGAACAAGTATCTAGACACAACTGATTATGATTATGTTGTTGCTATTGATACCGATTCAGTTTATCTCCGTCTAGGAAAGTTTGTTGATAAGTTTATCAAATCCAATGATAAGAATAAGATTTGTGATCTTATTGATAAGGTAACAAAAGAAGCATTTGAACCTTTCATTGCTAAGTCATATGAAGAACTAGCAGATTATGTAAATGCTTATGAGCAAAAAATGTTTATGGGTCGAGAGGTTATTGCTGACAAGGCTGTATGGACAGCAAAGAAACGATATGCCCTCAATGTATATGATTCTGAGGGAGTCCGATATAAGAAGCCAAAGATGAAAGTGTTGGGTATGGAGATTGTCAAATCTTCTACACCTGCGAATGTTCGAGGTAAATTGAAAGAAGCAGTTAAGATAATGTTAACTGGTTCAGAACGTGAATTACAAGACTTGGTGCATAAATATAAGAAAGAATTTCGTACTTTAGATATACCCGATATTGCATTTCCGAGAGGATTAACTGAATACTCAAAGTATGAACACGCCGAGAAGTCTGTGCCGATACACGCACGAGCGGCTAAAGTGTATAATGCTTTACTAAAGAAACACGATATTAAGAATGTTGAGAAGATTGGAGATGGTGCGAAGTTAAAGTTCATTTACTTGAAAACACCTAATCCGTTTAACTCAAATGCGATTGCCTTTCTAGACGGACTCCCACCAGAGTTTGAGGTAGAACGATGGGTCGATTATGATACGCAATTTGAAAAAGCGTTTATTTCTCCGTTAGAAGGAGTTCTTCATCCGGTTGGTTGGGATTGGGAAGAAAAGAGTACGCTTGAATCATTTTTTGAATAGAAAATAGATATGGCTAAAATAGATTTAGACGGAATAGCAGGAGCTAGTTCTGGCGGAGACTTTACAGATTTTACAAAAAACTTTCAAGAAAATATTGCTAATCTCGTAAACAGAGCAAAATTTGGTCAGATAGAATCCGATCAGGAATTTTCTCTAGATGAAGATGGATATATTGTTGGTAGCATTTGGTCAGAAGCAATTGCCGCAGAATTAATGGATTTAAATGGATTTCAGGCAACTACTGGCAGAATAGATACTTTAATTGTAGCACGAGAAATTTATGGAGAATCATCAGTTCCTACCGACCATACTATAGTTGCTAATGTGGTGGGCTTAGAGACAAAGCAATTTGTTAAGATGTTTCCTAAATATCCAATTATTTATTTCACCCGTTGGGGAAATTTACGTAAACCATTTGATTTACAAGCATTGAGAGACAATCCAGTAAAAGCATAAAAGACTTGACAATACACCTAGTTTTGTGTATAATGTGACATTAACCTTATATTATGGAGAAATAAATGAGTGATTCTATTGTTGCACAAAAGAGATTAATGGAACGATTGCATAAAGCAGGTTCTATTAAATCTACCCAATTAACAAAGTCCTCTCTATTCAAAGAGAAAGACGAAATTCCCACAGCCGTACCGATGGTCAATGTCGCATTAAGTGGCAAACTTAATGGTGGGCTAACAAGTGGTCTGACAGTTCTTGCCGGCCCATCAAAACATTTCAAAACTGCATTTGGTCTATTAATGATGAAAGCATATATGGATAAATATCCAGATGCTATTTGTTTATTCTATGATTCTGAATTCGGAACTCCAGAACATTATTTTAGTTCTTTAAAGATTGATACCGATAGAGTTATGCATATTCCAATTAAGAATGTAGAAGAGTTAAAATTCGATCTTGTCAAGCAACTAGAAGAAATTGCTGTCGAAGATAAGGTGTACGTTATGATTGACTCTATTGGTAATTTAGCATCTAAGAAAGAAGTGGACGATGCTAGGGATGAAAAATCTGTTGCAGATATGACAAGAGCCAAACAACTCAAGTCACTATTCAGAATGGTTACTCCATATTTGGCGATGAATGATGTTCCACTTGTTGCTGTCAATCATACATATCAAACTCAGGAAATGTTCTCTAAAGCGGTTGTTTCCGGTGGTACTGGAGTATATTATTCCGCAGATAATATTTGGATTATTGGTAGACAGCAAGAAAAGAAGGGAACAGAAATTGAAGGATATCATTTCATTATCAATGTCGAGAAATCTAGATTTGTTAAAGAGAAAAGTAAGATTCCTATTTCAGTTACTTGGGAGGGTGGTATTAAGAAGTGGTCTGGATTATTAGATGTTGCTCTTGAAGGTGAATTTGTTGTTAAACCCACTATGGGATGGTATTCAAAAGTAGATATGGAAACTGGCGAAGCTAAAGAAGAGAAGGTACGTGCCGCTGTAACAGAAACTAAAGAATTTTGGGATGGAATAATTGATCACCCCAAATTTACGAAATATGTAGAAGAAAAATACTCTATGGGTTCTGGACTTCTTCAATCTATAGATGCTAATGAGTAAACACACTATGTCCGATGTCTTTTATATAAAGACTAAAGATAAAACTCCCTTTGCAATATATGACTTAACTATATCCGAAGATGTTGATACAATATCATTTGGATATAATTTTGTTGAAGAAAATTCTCTAGACAAGTCACATTATGATGAAGAGATCCGTAAGATTGTAAAAGAACTATTTGATCATCAATATACCTTGCAAGTAGAAAACGAAAAGAAAAGGAAAAATACGTGAATATAGAAGCCACCATAATATCAAATCTTCTACATAATGAGGAGTATGCTCGAAAGGTAATTGTATTTTTAAAGGATGAGTATTTTATGGATGCCTCAGAGAAAGTGGTGTTCACAGAGATACAGAAATTCTGGACAAAATATAATGATGTTCCTTCAAAAGAGGCACTTCAAATTGCTATAGATGAAAAAGGAGATATTAGTTCCACGATATATGAAGAAGTGGAAGCATTAATCAAGGATATTGGACAAACAGATAATAATGCAGATTGGCTCCTGGACGAAACTGAAAAGTTCTGTAAAGACAAAGCGGTCTATAATGCTATTATGGAGTCAATAGAAATTATTGACGGAAAACATAAGAAGAAAAAGAACGATGGGATTCCTGACTTATTGTCCGATGCTCTAGCAGTATCATTTGATACACATATCGGTCACGATTTCTTAGAAGATTCCGATGATCGGTTCGAATTCTACCACGCAAGCGAAGAGAGGATTCCATTTGATATTGAATATATGAACAAAATTACGAAGGGCGGAGTTACTCGTAAATCATTAAATATTCTTATGGCTGGTACTGGAGTTGGTAAGACTATTGGTATGTGTCATATGGCAGCCTCGAATTTAACATTAGGAAAGAATGTACTATACATCACAATGGAGATGGCAGAAGAAAGAATTGGTGAACGTATTGATGCTAACCTTCTTGATATCGAATTGAATCGCCTGAAAGATTTGACTAAAGTAATGTACGATAGAAAGATGGAGCAACTTAAACAGAAAGTCAAAGGGAAGATAATCATTAAAGAATTCCCTACTTCACAAGCACACACAGGTCATTTCAGACACTTATTAAATGAATTATCATTAAAGAAAGATTTCAAACCAGATATAATCTATGTGGATTATCTCAACATATGTGCTTCTCAAAGATTAACAGGCTCCAATAGTGTGAATTCATACACTTATGTCAAAGCAATAGCAGAAGAATTGAGAGGATTAGCGGTTGAATTTAACTTGCCAATTTGGTCTGCTACTCAAACGACAAGAGGTGGATTCTCAAGCTCCGATGTTGGACTTGAAGATACCTCTGAAAGTTTTGGATTACCTACAACTGCGGATCTCTTTATTGCTCTTATCCAGACGGAAGAATTAGAAGGAGTGAATCAAATAATGGTCAAACAGTTGAAGAATCGATATAATGATGTTGCTGTATTCAGACGATTTGTTATCGGCATTGACAAAGCCAAGATGAAATGGTATGATGCTGAACAATCCGCTCAGGAAGACATCATTGGAACTACTTCTACAACCTCTAGTTCTCCCCAAAATGGAGAGACAAAATCTCAATTTTCTGGAGCCGATAAAAAGAAGGCATTTAAGGACTTTAAAATGTAGTCTCTGTTTCTTATAAATATGTAGAGTAAGAATCACATTTGTTTGAAAAGCCACTATGCTGAAATTCAGGACGTTTATACACGAAGGTGTAGCAAGTCCAGAACAAAAAGAAGTTAAAGATTATATTAATGCTTTATTATTTCCACTTGGGATAAAAGTCACTGGTGGAGCTAAGAGTGGAACGACTTGGCATATTAGAGCCGCAGTCGGGACAGACCCCAAAGTATTCTTTAAGCAATTCCCCGAAATTACAATAAAAGATAGTGCAGAAAGTGTGTCAGGTACATATGACACATATGAACTCACTATTAAAGATGTTGGTAAAGCATTGTTTGCTAATCAAACTAGAGCGGCGGGTGGAGGCGAAGCATCCCTTACTACAAAACAATTGACTCCAGATGCTTTTCATCTTGGAGGACAAGAAGTTACTCCCAGTGAAATTAAAAAAATAGTAAAAACTTCTATTAAAACAATGTCTAAGCTAAATGATGATACAAAGACATTCTTAGTAGACCTCTTAGATAAAGCAGATCAGAAGGGAAAAAGTATCGATATATCTGATATACTCCCTCCCGTGGAAGTATCCAAAAGAGATTTAGCAACTATATCAAAAGATTATGGTGAAATACTATCTGGTATATGGGCTTGTAGAAACATAGGATTCAAAAAAATATACTTCCCGTCAGCAATAAATGAACCTCTTGCAGATTTTTATGGTATTAGAGGACGATTAAGATATCCGATTTCGGTAAAATCCGGAGGAGGAAGTTCTACTACAGTTAAAAATTTGACAGATGTTCTGGAAGAGCATATGAAAGATCCAGAATATATAAAGGGATTTACCACGACTGAAAAAGCATTACTAGATGTGTTAATGTCACTTAAGGAACTATCTGTAATGGATGGAATTGTTGAAGCAAATAAGATATTAGTAACACCAGGAATTAAAGCCCTAGCAAAAGCGATAGGAGTAAGAATTGATGCACTAAATCTCAATACTATTGGTAACTGGCTCCAGTCATTTAAAGCTAACGCAC